ATAATGCCTTAAACCTAGCTAGCGTTGTGCGAAGTACGCCAAGTCGTAAAAGCGACCAAGACACGCTAATTTTAAAAGTGCGCTATGCGTATATGGGCAACAACAACCCTCAACGTGAATTTTGCCGTAAAATGTGGAATGCTGGCAAAGTATACCGAGTAGAAGACTTAGACAGCGACCACCCAGACTACAACGGAAACGCGGACGGCGTAAACCCAGGGTTTGGAATTGACGGCGCAGCAAATTATAATTGCTTTTTATACAAAGGCGGTCCGAATTGCCGCCATTACTTCGAGCGTAGGGTTTATTTAAAGAAAAACAACAAAAAAATTACGGTAACAGAGGCTATACGGAAAATTAACGAGCTTGATCCTAGCTTACGCAGCGAGGCGCGCATCGTTAAAAACCCAAAAGAGGTAGCTATGTACCCAGCAAATATGCCAAATAACGGTTATTACAGATAAAATTATGGCTACAGCATTATTTATAAATAGGACAGACTTAGTAAAAAACACTATAATAAACGGAAACGTAGATACCGACCTATTTTTGCAGTCGGTCAAACTCGCGCAACAAACGCATATTTTACAATACTGCGGCTCGGCATTATACGACCAAATTAGCGACAAAATTATAGCTAGTCAAGCAACTCCGCCAACACCAATAGACGCTGACACGCAAGCGCTACTTAATGACTATTTACAGCCTATGCTTATACATTTTAGTATGGTCGACTATTTGCCTTTTTGCTCGTATTCTATTAAAAACGGCGGTTTGTTCAAGACAACAAGCGAGACAGGCGCAAACGTAAGCAAAGACGAAGTAGACTATTTAGTACAAAAGCATCGCAGTAGCGCAGAATTTTATACCAGGCGCTTTATTGACTATATGAGTTTTCACGCGTCAAGCAAGTTTCCTAAGTATTACGAAAATAACAATGAGCAAATGCAGCCAGAAAAAAGCGCGGCATTTACAGGCTGGGTATTATGAAAAAACAGTATAAAATAAAAACTTTAAACGTAAAAAAGCTAGTAAGCTACTTACGTAAGCAAAACAAACAAAATGGCAAATACAACAAACTGGGGTAGTATTTATTGTGAAATGGCTACAAATAGCGGCTGGGGAAACATTGAGAATACAGACATTATAAATATAAGTAGTAAACCTAGCTGTTTTAGACCTTAATAAAAAAAAGATATGAGTACACTTACAAATAAGAAAATTAGCGATACTTACAAAGGCTTACTAAAAACAGCCGACGAAACTACGTTGTCTGCAACGCCAAAAGCTATAACTGACGGCGACGGTAATAATTCTGGCGTACTTTTAGACAACGCAGGCAACCTAAAAGTAAACAGTACTGTAGAGTTTGGCAGCTTAAAAGATGCCGCCGAAGACATTACTATTGAAAAATTTGTAGACGAGGCAGACGGCATAGCTAACAACGACAACGATACTAGCTTGCCAACTAGCGCAGCTGTAAAAGACTATGTAGACACTAAAATTACAGCCGAAGACTTAGACTTTAGCGGTAACAACGGTACAGGCGACGTAGACCTTGACAGCGAAGTTTTTGCTATTACAGGATCAAACGGAATATCGACAACCGCTTTAGACAATACGCTAGACATTGACGGCAGTACATTACAAACAGCTATAAACACCAATGCAGCTGACATTACAACTAACGCTACAAACATTTCGCAAAACGATGCAGACATAGCTACAAATGCCTCAAACATTTCTACTAACGCGTCAAATATCGCCAGTAACGATACCGACATAGCAACCAACGCAGCAAACATCGCGACTAACGTTACTAACATATCTACAAACCAAAGTAACATATCAACTAACGCGACTAACATAGCGACTAACACAACTGACATAGCTACCAACGCGGCTGACATAGCTAGTAACGATACTGACATTTCAAATTTGCAGACAAGCGTTTCAACAAACACTACGGATATTGCTAGTAATGCGTCTGACATTTCAACAAATTCTACTGCAATTTCAACTAACGCTAGCGAGATATCTACTAACGCAGCTGCAATATCTACAAACGCTACTGACATAGCAACTAACTCGTCAAACATTACAACGAATGCGGCGAATATAGCTAGTAATACGACTAACATCGCAACTAACACGTCAGATATTGCTACAAACGTAACAGACATAGCGACCAATGCTAACAATATAACTAGCAACGAAACTGATATTGCTACAAATGCTAGTAACATTACAAGCAACGCAACAAACATATCAACGAATGCAGCGAACATAACAAGCAACGATACTGACATCGCTACAAACACGACTAACATTTCGACAAATGCTACAAACATCGCGTCGAATGTTACTGACATAGCGAATAATGCTACAGATATTAATAATAACACAACGGCTATTACTGGCAAAGTTTCTAAGTCTGGCGATACAATGAATGGCGACCTAGATATGGGCAGTAACCAAATTACAAATTTGACAAACCCTACTGATGCACAAGACGCAGCGACTAAAGCCTATGTCGATGCCTCTGGCGGCGGTGGTGGTGGTACGTCTATTGTAGTAGGTACTGCAAACGAGGTTGACGTTAGTGTTTTAGCTAACACGTATACAGTTTCTTTGCCAGGACAAATAACAACTAACATGCTAGGTAATGTAACTGGTAATTTGAATGGCGACGTAACAGGTAACTTGTTTGGTAACGTGCATGGTGGCGACGTTTACGGATCAAGAATGATAGTAAGACCGCCTTTTACAGCACCAATATCGCCAATAAAAAATGCTAGACTTTCAGTACAAAGCGATGCGTCAGTAGGTATAGGCTATAATAATGTAAACCCTAATGTAGCTACAGAGGCTATAGTTTTTCAAAATGGTGGTACGCAAGTCGGCTCTATTGTAGTCTCTGGCAGCTCAACTGCCTATAACACTTCATCTGACTATAGGCTAAAAGAAAACGTTATAGAAATGACTAGCGCAATAGAACGACTTAATAAATTAAAACCTAAAAGGTTTAACTTTATAGATAACCCAGACATCACGCTTGACGGCTTTTTAGCGCACGAAGTACAAAACATAATACCAGAGGCGGTTGACGGCGAAAAAGACGGAATGCAACAGGTTGAGGAATTAGAGCTAGACGAAAATAACGAGGTTATCGAAAAGCCAGTCATTACTACTCAACCAAAATACCAAAGTATAGACCAAAGCAAAATAGTGCCGTTGTTAGTCGGTGCGGTCAAAGAATTAATTAAGGAAGTAAACGACCTTAAAAGCCAAATAAAAAGTTAATTTTAATGGACACAACGAGTTTAAAAATATATAGTTTTAATTTATCTGCGATGACAGTAACCTCGCTTAACATTGTAGAAGACAGTTTGAAAATTTTACTACTTTTAGTTACAATAGGATATACTTTGTCAAAGTGGATAGAAATGCGAAAAAAAAAATAGATGAGTAGAGACAAAGACCTTAGGGGCTACCTAGGCGCTGGAATTATATTTTTTCTAGTAATGGGTTTGCTATTGTTTTTGGCTTTTTATGAAATACCAGAAACTAACAACGACATTTTCAAGGTTATCGTCGGCATGCTAGTAGGATCATTAACCGTCGTTATCTATACTTTTATAGGTAAAAACCCAGAAGAGGTTGCGGAATTGCAAGCTAAAAGTCAAAGCCTAGAAACAAAAGTATCGCAGCTTGTAAAAGAAAAAGACAACGTAGAGTTTATGCTGCGCAGCCTACAAAGCGACGTAATAAATAAATTGTCTGTAACAGGACAAAATTTTCAATATAAACAAAATGATAAAAGCATTAAGGAAACTAGCTAACTGGCTACAGGACAAAAAATGCAAGCTGCATTTACTTTGGAATAAAACGCTAGACAACTTAAAATTAAATTGTAAGTGCGAAAAATTAATAAAATAATAATTCATTGTACAGCAACTCCAGAGGGTAGGGACGTTAGTATTGATGAGGTGCGCCGCTGGCACGTTGAAGAGCGAGGCTGGCGAGACGTTGGCTACCATTTTTTAGTACGCTTAGACGGTACAGTAGAAGAGGGGAGACCAATAGAAATGACTGGCGCTCATACACGCTCGCACAACTGGGACAGCATAGGAATTGCTTACGCTGGCGGAATGTCAAAAGACATGACAGAGCCAAAAGACACGCGTTCAGACGCGCAAAAAGACGCTTTAGTAGACCTAATTTGTCAACTGCATGACTGTTACGGCGGTACGGTTTATGGGCATAGAGACTTTAGCGAAAAAGCCTGTCCAAGTTTTGACGCAAAAACTGAATACGAAAATATAAGCAACCGTTATTAATGGCGTATAGTTTTAGTGTAATATCGTTGTTTCCTAGCGGCATGCTTTTAGGCTGGTCTTACTACCCTAGGGACGTAGAAAATAACTACAGCGAGGTAAACCTATATTTATTTTTGATCCAGCTACAATATCGCTGGGCAGATACTACAATATGAAAAAAGCAATATCTAGTTATATACAGAAAACTCGTAAAAAAAGACCAGGCGTACACTCAAAAAATGCTAGCAAAGGTCAAAGAGGTTATAAACAAAAATACAGAGGGCAAGGAAAATGAAAAAAATAATAGACTGGTTTTCAACAGGCGTAATAGGCGAAATAAATAAAGTAATAGACAACCTATTTACTAGCGACGAAGAGCGCATGCAAGCTAAAAACGAAATGCTTAAAGTATTAAAAGAGCAACAGCTAGAGCTACAAAAACTACAAACTGAAATAATACTAGCCGAGGCAAACGGAAACTGGCTACAACGCAGCTGGCGTCCTATACTAATGCTAGCATTTGGTTTTATAGTTATTTATGTAAAGTTTATAGCACCTGTATTTACTTTACCAATACCGCCTCTAGAAAACGAATTTTGGAATTTATTACAAATAGGCATAGGCGGCTATGTAATAGGTCGTACAGGCGAAAAAATAGCAAAAGAATACGCTAGCACCAAAAAGTAATTTAAGGCGCTTAAAAGCGCTTATACTAGTATATACAAGTAGACTAGTATATAGTAGTATATTTATATAGTAGTCTAGTATATGATAGTAGTCTAGTATATAGTAGTAAAAAATATAGATATTTTGCCAAACGGCAAATTTTTTTTTGAGTTTTATTTTAATTATTTAATTTTTACATTTACAGTTATGGAATTACAAGACAGAGTTTTAAAAATTGTAGGCTACAAAACCTGGACAGACAAAAAAAAGGTTGACGCTTTACTGGAAATTGATGCAGACGCGTACACAAACTTAGGTACTGACAGCACAAAAACCGAGCGCGAGCAAACCAGACGCGACAGTCGTTTTATTTATAGAGCTATAAAAAGCATAGACGAAGAGCTTGGACGTAAACTACTAGTTAATCAATGCTAGATGCGCGGCAAGCCAACTGTAAGTAAATTAAAAAAGAAACTAGACGCTATTTTTAGTAAGTATGTACGCCTAAGTAATGCCGACAAAAAAGGCTACGTAAAATGTTACACTTGCGGCGTAAAAAAATACTGGGAAAAAGACGGTATGCAAGCTGGGCATTTCATGTCTAGAAAACATACAGCTACGCGTTTCGATGAGCGTAACGTTAAACCTCAATGCTATAGCTGCAACTGTCATTTTTACGGCAGACAGTTTGTGTTTGGTAAAAACCTAGACAAAGAGTTTGGGGAGGGTACAGCTGATGCGCTACTACTAAAAAGCAAACAGACGCAGAAAAATACAGTAATTGACTTGCAAGAGCTTATAGAATTATACTCGAATAAATTAGATAACCTAGTCAAAAAGTAATATATTTGTGCGGTATTATTCTGATACAATTCTATTATATCGTAGGCAAGAGGCAGTTTTTTTAGGCTGCCTTTTGTTTTTATCAACAATTTTTCTAAATTGCAGCATAATTACGATAAAATGGAAAAAAACATCGAATACCTAGAGGCGCGTATAAAAGCTCTGGAAAACGAGGTCGCGCGGATCAAAAGCAAAAATGAATTTCTGAAAGCCGAAAACGAAGTATTAAAAAATGCTATCGACGAGGCTTATTTATTTATATAACCCTTAAAACCCTTAAAAATGAAAACAGGTAAAATAAAGCATATTGACGAAAACGGTCAATGGAATGGTTTAACTAAGTACAAAGTAACGTTTGCAGACGGAAACCAATATACTTTTTTTGCTAAAGGCGAATTTAAGTTTTCTGTCGGCTCTACAATTAACTACGAAGTTACAAACGAAGAGTATCGGAATGCTAAAATACCGCTAGAGGCTTACAAAAAAGACAGCGGCTCAAACGATGCACCAAACGCTAGCTATAGCACGACAAACAAAGACACGCTAATTATACGCCAGACTTGTATAAAAGCATCGTCGGAGTTTAACGCGCAACGTACCGCAGACATAGCTACAGTAATTCAAGACGCGGAAACAATGTTTAACTGGATAACACAATAGAAAATGAATAATAAATACGAAAGCGAGTTTGTAAATAGTTTTGTAGTAAAAGACGAGCCAAAATTTGACTGGATAGCGGCAAAGCTGCATATTAAAGCGACAGAGTTTGTAGACTTTTTAAGAAAACATAAAGACCATATAAACGAAAACAACGGCTTTATGTCAATAGACATTTTGCGAGCGCAAAAAGACCGTACTAAAATGTACGCTAAGTTTACTAAAATAAACAAACAGGCTTTAAAAAGCGACACGCAAAAAGTAGAGACGTCAGAGTTTATGCCAGACCGAGTAGCGGCAGACAACAACGAAGACCTACCGTTTTAGTAGGTAATTTTTTAATTAAATATAAGGTAGTAGAAATGCTACCTTTTTTTTATCTTCAACCAAAAAATACGATATGCTAGTAGACTACAACAAACAAATACAAACTCTTAACGACCTAAGGACAGGAAAACACAAACAAGGCTTACGACTAGGAATACCAGAAATAGACGAGTATTTTGTCATGAAACCGCAAGACTTCGGCATTTGGCTAGGGCATGCTAACGTAGGTAAAACCAGCCTTACTATTTATTTAATGCTTTTGTATGCTATAAAGCATAAACAAAAGTTTTTAATTTACTCGTCAGAAAATGAGCCTTACGAGCTTATACAACGCCTTTTAGAGTTTATACTAGAGCAACCAATAAATAGAATTATACCAGACGACTTCAACCAAGGTATAGCCTGGATAAAAAAACACTTTCAATTTATAGACAACTCAAAGCTATACACGTACAAAGAGCTACTAGACGAGGCAGAAAAACATCGCATTGTATTTAAGTACAACGGTTTTCTTATTGATCCATACAATAGTTTGGCTAAAGACAAGGAAATGCTAAAAGGTTTAGGGGTACACGAATACGACTACGAGGCAACAACAGACATAAGACTATTTTGTAAAAAGCATAAAATTACAGTCTGGCTATGTACGCATGCAAACACCGAGGCAATACGACAAGTTTATAGAGACGGCGAGTTTCAAGGCTACCCAAAAGTACCTGAAAGCAGCTCTATTGAGGGTGGCGGCAAATTTGTTAACCGCTCTGACTTTTTCGCCGTCTGCCACCGTTTTATTCAGCACCCTGTTTTGTTTATGAATAGCCAGCTACATATAAAAAAAGTAAAAAGCATTTCGTCTGGTGGGCGTTGCACCAGCCTAGACAACCCTATAATTTTAAAAGCAATTACCAACAATGTGGGGTACTCTATTAACAACGAAAGTCTAGTAAAAAAACTTAAACTAGAGCGCGCACCGTTTTAATGTGCTATATTTTGTCGTACCTTTTTTTGCGTATATGAAATGCGTACTGACAGAAATTTACAAAAGTCATAAAATTTGGCTAGAAATTGTACAGAGTTTTAACGTCAATGCTGACACCGCAAAAGACGTTGTTTCTGAAATGTATGTCAACGTACAAAAACACGTACAGGAAAAAGGCGCAGACATATACTATAACAAAAACCAAATAAACTACTACTTTATTTATATATGCTTACGCAACCTAGTCTACGACTTAAAGCGTAAAGAAAAAAAAGTAAGCTATACTAAAATAACAGAAAACATTAAAAGTCAGCCAAACGATGAGTACATAGAGGTTGCAGATGCTTACGACAAACTTAGAGCTATTATAAAATGGTACGAAAAACCAGAGTATCTAGATATGCTAGAAAATGAAACCTACCTACAAGACTTTACAAGCGATAAAATGCACCTCTATTACTTACGTAGAATTTTTAAAGAGGTTTACCTGGACGGCAAAAAATTAGCCAAGTTTAGCCGCGAAACAAAAATAACCTACTGGTCGCTACGAAATACACTAAAAACAATTAAAAGACAAATAGAAAATGAATATAAAAATAGGGACAATACTAGAGACGATATTTAAGTATACTGGCGTCAAATGGCTAGTAAAAAAAATTGTAATTGACTGGCTAGGCTACGAGAGCTGCGGCTGCGAAGAGCGTCGCGATAAGTTAAACTCATTAACATTTAAAAGAAATGACTAAAGAAGACTATAAATACTGGACAGAATTTCGAGCGAAAAAAACTAGTAAGCTATCGCGCGAAGAGTTTAAAACAATATGCGAAATGCACGCCAGACTTAAAAAGCATGGCTACTTTGAGCCTTGCACGTGCAACCCAAAAGGGGCGCAACGTTTTATAGACGACTTAAACAAACTATACAATGAGCATAGAAATAACTCGTAATTTAGAAAAAGCAGTAGTAATGGCTTTAAATTTTGATGACTGGCAGCTAGAATGGACAGGCGACACAAATAGCCTCTACGATGCAGAGGGTTTGACGCCAGAAAAAAACGGCAAGCGTACGCGCTGCGTTATCGAAATGAAATTCAGAAACAAATACTACGAAAAAAAACTAATTGAAAAAAGCAAATACGACGAGCTTATGGCTCTAGACGACGACATAATTAAGCTGTATTTTGTCAATGATCCTCGCGGCAACTACCTATTTTGGTTAAACGGTATAAATATGCCAGAGCCAGAAATTAGAGACATGCGAAAAACTACTCTATGGAATAATGGACACCAGGAAAAAATGATATACCTACTGCCAGAAAACAAAGCCAGTATAGTAAACGTAAACCAGCCAGAGCGTCCGCAAAAAAGCATCTGGGACGAATACTTTAAAAAAAAGAAAAAATAACTTTTTAACAATAGGCGCTAACTATTAACATTTTTTTACTAAATTGAGCCTATGAAAAATAACGATATTTTAGAAGAGCTTAATAACAATGTCCTAGACGTAGAAGAGTTTGCGTACTATGGCGAGTTTGAGCTAGCCAGCAAATTACTTATTGCCTGGAAAAAGAAAGCCGAAGAGGCGCAAAGCACAAAGACAATTAACGAGCTGAAACAATGCGCAAACGCTCTAGCACGCATAGGCATTTACGTAAACCAAATGCAAGCTAGACAGCGCGCGTTTAATGTACAGCTAGGTAGGTTTCGTCTGGCGAAACTAAAAGCCGAGGCAGAAACCAAAAAAGCCAAACAAGAGCTAGAAGACTATAAAATACAATTATGAGCAAATACCATTTGACATACGTTTCGATGCTATTAATTTTGTTAACCCTTATAATTGCTAGGATATGCCAAAGTTAAAAAGCAAGCTACATAAAGAGCTAAACGAAATACAATGTAGCTTAGGTCGTACAGAATTTAAAGGCGACGTAGGCGATAAACTGAAAGCTGCGTTTCAAAAACGCAAAACCGAAATAATAGAAATACTTAAAACCTTATGAAAAACTACAAAATAGAATATATGTATTTAGCATATAGCGGTCAAGACTTAGAGGGTTACGAGTTTGACGACGTACACGTCGACGCCATAAGTCCAAAACAAGCTATAGCAAAAGCAAAACTACTAGCACCGCCAGGCGCTAAAAAATTCTCTATAACAAATTAATACGATGACAGACCAAATTACACTACTAGACGGAAACGTCTACGACAAAGACCAGCTACTCGCTAAAATGCAAGACGACAGCTTTTATTACGGCGAGCTTTCAAAACTGGCATTAAGTAGCTCTAGCTTAAAGCTATTGCTCGAAAGTCCAAAGACATACTACTACGTCAATAAGTACGGACAAAACGAAACTACAGCCGCGCTGCGTAGTGGACACTTGTTTCATTTAGCCATTTTAGAGCCAGAAAAATACGACAAGATCAAATTTGTTGAAGTCCAAAGCCGAAACGCAAAAGCATTTAAAGAGGCAGCTGCCGAGTATAGCGAAGTTTTTACAGCAAAAGAGCGAGACGAAAACAACAGACTTATAGATGCGTTTTTTAAAAACCCAAAAGCTATTGAGTTAATAGGTAACAGCAAAACCGAAGTCCCAGCAATAGGCAACGTACTAGATACTGGGTTTCCGTTTAGAGGCAAGGCAGACGTACTGAAAAATAGCGGCGGCATAGTAGACATAAAAACTACGCAAGACGTACAGAATTTTGACAAGTCGGCATTTAAGTACAAATATCACTTACAGGCTGCCATATATATAGACCTATTTAGCACGCCAGAAAAACCGCTAACGCATGAAGACTTTACGTTTCTATGCATTTCAAAAAACACGCTAGACATAGGCGTATGGAAATGTAGCGAGGCATTTATTGAATACGGACGTAAGGAATTACGCAAAGGCGTAGAGTTATACAAAACCTACATACGCGAAGACTTTGACATAAACGACTATACAATACAAGGTACGCTATAATGGAATACAGCAACAGTTTCGAGTACGACCTTAAAGTAGGACAAGTTAAAGAGAGACAGCTAGCCGACATACTAGAAAACAAAACCGTTGAGGTTAAAAAATGTACGGACGCATTTAGTAGTATTTTTGTAGAGTACGAAAGCCGAGGCAAACCGTCTGGCATAAGCACCAGCAAAGCCGACTACTATTGCATCGCTTTAAAAAATAGTTTTATCTTAGTCGAAACAGACAGGCTGAAAAAACTATGCAAGCCTTACGTAAAAACTAAACGCGACATTTTAGGTGGCGACAATAACACGTCCAAAGGCATAAAATTACCAATTAGAGACCTTATATAATGAGACAAAAAAAACTTACACAACAGAAACGCATCGAAACCCTAGAGCGAGTAGTAGCGCAGCTGTACGTAAAAATTGAAACATTACACAACTTAATTAAAAAACTAACACATGAGCCAGATAAAAAGGATAGCTAACTTAGTAATAAATTATACAGGCGTTGACATATACAGCAAACGCCGAACGCAAGACATCGTAGACGCTAGGGCGTTATTTGAGTACATAATGCGCGAAGACTACAAAGTAACTTACGCTACGCTTACGGATCATTACCGCAAAAACGGCAAAAAACGAAAGCACGACGTAATGATATATAGCGTAAAAAAGTTTGACGAAGAAATACGGCATAGACGTAAAGACTTAAACGAATACTACCAAAACATACTAAAGACTGAAATAACAGTACGCCAGTATCAAAACGCATATAGCTTAATAAGCCAACTAAAAAACCAAAAACAGATGCGAAAATTTAGACAGTATATGACCGAGTTATTAAGCGAGCCAGCCAAAAACTAGAAAACCAACGTTATATAGTTATGGTACGAGACACAAAAGACAGTAAAAAAAAGATGCTAGAGGCTCTAGAGTACAACCTCGGCATTGTTTCTACGAGCTGCGCAAGCGCTGACGTAAGTAGGGCAACTCACTACCGCTGGCTAAAAGAAGACGAAGACTATAAGCAATATGTCCAAGACATACAGGAAAGCGCTATCGACTTTGTGGAAAGCAAGCTCTACGAAAAAATAAAAGACAAAGACACCGCCAGCATTATTTTCTATTTAAAGAGTAAAGCAAAACATCGAGGCTACGTAGAGCGGCAACAGCTAGAGGTGCAAGAGGCAAAAGAGTTTACAGTAAAAGTAATTGAGTAATGGCAGATATAACAAAATGCGAGGGTACAGGCTGCATAATTAAAAACGACTGTTATAGGTTTACAGCGCCAGACAGTTTACGCCAGGCGTATTTTGAAAAAGTGCCATTAATAACTAGCCGACAGCACGACGGTATTACGTGCGAATACTACTGGCAAAACTGATAGTTTGCAAATAGAAACAAACATAGTTTGGAAACACCTAGAGCATACAGACAAAAAAATTGTCATTATGCAAGGCGGTACGCGGTCTGGCAAAACCTACAATACTTTGCTATGGCTTATATTTTCCTATTGTCAAAAGTATAGCAATAAGACTATAACCATTTTCAGAGCAACCTACCCAGCCTTACGCGCAACTGTCATGCGCGACTTTTTCGACATACTAAATAAGTACGACCTATACAACGAGGCAAACCATAACAAGAGCAACAGCGAGTACAGACTAAACGGAAACCTATTTGAATTTGTAAGCATAGACCAGGCGTCCAGGTTGAAAGGTCGCAAACGTAACATCGCATTTCTAAACGAGGCAAACGAATTTAGCTACAGCTCTTACAGTCAAGTTTTGTTTCGGACAGTAGGTACACCTGGCGCGCCGTCTATAATACTAGACTACAACCCCAGCGACGAGTACAGCTACATATACACTAGAATAAAAACACGCGACGACGCAGCGTTTCATATCACTACATACAAAGACAACAAATTTTTAGAGCAAAGCCTAGTAGACGAAATAGAGCGGTTAAAAGAAACTGACGAAGACTACTGGCGCGTCTATGGTCTAGGGCAAGTCGGACGCAACCGAGCAACCGTTTTTAAGTTTAACGAATGCGACAAAATACCAGAGCGAGCCAAGCTAATTGCGCGCGGTCTAGACTGGGGGTTTGTAAATGATCCTAGCTGCCAGGTGGCAACCTACCTACTAGACAACAACCTATATATAGACGAAGAGTTTTACCAGTATGGAATGACAAACCGCGACATACATAACAAACTACAAGAGCTAGGCATAAAGCGAAACGACGAAATTTTTGCAGACAACGCCGAGCCAAAGAGTATTGACGAGCTGCATCGTTTCGGCTGGAATTGCAAGCCAGCGACAAAAGGCAAAGACAGTATTCTAATGGGAATTGACTTAATGAAACGTTATAACATTTTTGTTACAAGCCGCAGCACAAACACTATACAAGAGTTTAGAAACTACAAATGGCTAGAAGACAAAAACGGCATGCTACTAAACAAGCCAGAGCCGAAAAACGACCATAGCATTGACGCGACCAGATACTCGATATTTACAAAGCTATCTAGACCGAACGTTGCTAGATACGCAATTAGATAGTATATTGCAGCATAAATTCGCTATAATATGAATAAACAGCAAATACAATTATTCTCTAGCAAACAGACTGACAACTGGCGCACGCCTATAGGCATATACAACAAACTAGACAGCGAGTTTAATTTCGACTTTGATCCTTGTCCTTACATGTCAGAGTTTGACGGTTTAGCTTGCGACTGGGGTTTAAGAAATTATGTTAATCCGCCATATAGTAAAATTATTGGTTTTTTAAAAAAGGCGCACCATGAGCTATACTACAAAAAAGCCGAGGTTTGTGTTTTTTTACTTTTTACAAATACAGATACTCGCTGGTTTCATAACTACCTATACAATATAGCGGAGTTACGTTTTATTAAAGGCAGACTTAAATTTCAAAACGACGACACAGAAACAAATAACAATTCAGCTATGCGTCCTAGCATGGTTTGCGTATTACGTAAAGAAAATGCGCTACCTGTCATTTATTAACATTTAGTAGATAACTAAATTTTTATTATATTTGTAGTACAAACGCTCTTTAACATAATAATTAGAAACGAGTAAAGCGAGGGTAGCCGAATGTATACCGCCTATGAGTAACTAGATACAAAGGACACTAGAGAAAAAGGCACAGGGTGCATAAGCGAGCGCAAGTAGTAAGCTGACAAAAATGTAGGCTCTTTTACTGTTTTTAATTTGTTAAGGGCGGACAGTAAGACTGAAAACCGTAGCTATACGAAAAATAGCCGTCAAGCCTAAACTAGCCAGGCGAGCGACGTTAACTACTAAATATGGCTAGTTAATTAAAATACGATATAATGGAAAATTATGACTACAGCGCTCTAATTAAAGACGCAGAGTTTGAAGTAGAGTATTACTCTGAACAACTAAAAAAAGCCGAAAGCAATTTGTTTAGGTCTAGACTAGCTCTAGAGCAATTACAAATACGCCAGAGGGCAAACAAGACAGTAGAACACGCAAACCCAGAAAACGCGTAAATTCATTTTTTTTGGTTTGAATTTTAGGGGCAGCTTAACGGCTGCCTTTTTTTATGCGCTCAATTCTAGTAAGTTTACGTTATATATAAAACGGTTTACAAATGAAACTAGATATTCGAGTACCAACGTCGCTATACGACATACCCCTACATCAATACCAGAAATTCATTACAACGTTTCAAGACGACGAGACGCTGACTGACGAGTACGCCGCGCTTAAAATGCTAGAAATTTTTTGTGGCTTAAAAACAGACGAAAGTTTGCAAGTCAAAGTCTCTGACATAAAAAAAATAACAGACAAGCTGAATAAGGCTCTGTCAGAAAAACCGCTACTAATTACTAGGTTTAAGCTAGGAGGTACTGAATTTGGTTTTGTACCTCAACTAGACGACCTAAGTTTCGGCGAGTTTGTCGACATTGAAAACAACATAGGCGACTGGGAAACAATGCATAAAGCTATGGCTGTATTGTATAGACCAGTAACGCAGCGCGTAGGTAAGAAATACGAAATTGAAGACTATAGAGGCGACAGCTGGTGGGACGCTATGCTAAATATGCCAGCCAGCGTAGCTGTTAGCGCTATCAATTTTTTTTTTCATTTAGAAAACGACTTACTGAAAGCTACGTTTCACTCTTTGGATCAACAGGAAACCAAAGTACAACAGGCAGCGCAGACAATTTTAACAAACAATGGGGGTGGTATCACTCATTTATGAGACTAGCTGACAACAAGTTTTTAGACCTAGAGGTAGTAGCAAAGAAAAACGTACATAATTGTTTAACCTATCTAACATACGTAAAGCAAAAAGACGAGGTGCAAGACAATTACATAAAAAGTAAATTTAAAAAATGACAGAGACAATAAAACATATTTTAGGGACGTGCGGCGAAAGCCATTTTAACATATACCATATTATTTTTTTTAGTATTGTTTTCCTGGCTACAGTTAAATATAAATTAACAAAAAGGAATGAGTAATAACGGCGCAAGAGCATTTTATTTAATGCTAGAAACAATTAAAGACACTTTACTAGACGACGAAAACGTTAACTCTGTAACGTATGGCGACTTGTCAGAGGTTGACCTAAGTAAGCAAACTATTTTTCCGCTTTCGCATATTATAGTAAACCAGGCAACAAACGACAGTCAGACGATGAGCTTTAACGTAACAGTTTTAGCTATGGACGTAGTTGACGTTTCAAAAAACGAAAATAAAAACGTTTTTGAAAAACACGCGCACGAGCATTACGTACTTAATACGCAACTGGCTGTAGTCAACAGACTGTACCAACTTTTACACAACGGACAAATACGACTGACTGGCTACCAAGTCGACGGCGAGGCAAACTGCGAGCCTTTTGTAGACCGCTTTAGTAACAATATAGCTGGCTGGGCGACGACATTTGACATAATGGTTAAAAACGACTTATTTATATGCCAAAGCTAAAAAACGTAATAAAGCAAATGAACGCCTTAGGCGTTAACACAATTTCTAAGGCTAAAGCAAACCTAGAAAAAAACAATAGCTCTGGGGCGTTGTCGCAAAGTCTTACATACGAAATAAACGAAAAAGACGAAGACAACCCAATACTAGAATTTTACGGTTTAGACTATGGCAAGTTTGTAGACCAAGGCGTACAGGGAAATGATCCCCAGGCGCAACCACCAGGCGCGGTATCTAGGTTTAATAAAGCGCCAGGCTCGCCATATCAATTCGGTACTGGGACAGGCAGCGGCAGCTTACGAAGTGCCATTGACAAATGGGTTGTACAAAAAGGAATACCAGCGGCACGAGACAAAGAGGGCAAATTTATAAAACGAAAGTCTTTGGTTTATTTAATGACGCGTAGCATTTGGAATACTGGTTTAAGACCTACTTACTTTTTTGAAGAGGCGCAAGAGCAAGCAAGCCGAGGCATACAAAGAAAATTTGCAAAGGCATACGCAAAAGACGTAGAAGAGCAAATAGAAAAAGAGCAACGAAAAAAACGACGTAAACGTAGATAATGGCAGATAAAAGATATTTAAGAAGTACAATAAGTTTGTACGCAAATTTAGGTAGTAGCTCGCCTTTGCTTAATGGCTACGCTACATTAAGTTTATTTATTAACGGTAGTAGTACGCCTTTGTACGTAGTGAGAAAAAACGCAGTCGAGCAAAGCAACGGAAATATAGAAATTTACGAGGCGCTTTTTGAGGTAGGCGAGCTTTTTTCAGACTACCTGGACATTGAGTTTGACGGCAGTACGTATACGAGCCAGAGCTTAGAATGCGACGCAGAAATTGAATTTTACGATAGTAGTAATACGTCTGTACAAACATCGTCTTTTAGTTTTCGTGGCGTTGACGGTTACACTAATTTTAAAGAGGGTGCAAATGTAATTGTAACAGGTACGCCGCCAGCAATAACAACTAGAACGCTATACGTGCCAGAAAATACAGCTGGCTTAATACCGACTTTTTCTGCAACTGGCTTTACATATAATTCATTTAGTACAACAGCAACAACAAAAACAATAAACGGCGTTACCTGGAAAATAAACCGAGTTTGCGAGCCTAGGTTTACAGCTGAAAAAATTACGTTTGTCAATAAATTTGGCGCTCTGCAAGACATGTATTTTACATTAATGCGTAGAGACATTGTCGAGACTAAACACGAAACTTTTAAAAGAAACATAGTAAATAATACAGGCGGCTACGATACTAGCAAACATCAAACTAAAACTTACAATTTTCAAGGTACAGACAGTTTTACTTTAAATACACCATTTGTAAACGAAGAGTTTAACGAGACTTTAGAAGAGTTAATGCTTAGCAAAAAAATATGGATATACGACAACGAGTATAACGAAAGTACGCCTATAGTTTGTACAACAAAGTCGCTACAGAAAAAAACCTCAAACAATGACAAACTTGTACAATATGAATTAGGCTTTAAGCATGCGTTTGACATAATTAATAAAGTACGGTAATGCTAGAAATGCAGCTATACATAAAAGGTCAAAGAGTAGACACTTTTAAGGACGAAAGCGTTACGCTTACTGACAGCATTCAAAACGTTAGAGACTTTGAAAAAGTTTTTACGTCTTTTAGTCAGTCTTTTAATTTGCCAGCTAGCAAGACAAACAACAAAATTTTAAAACATTACTACAACTTTAACATTGAGGCAGACTACGCTTTTGACGCTAGGATCAAAACGACGGCTTTTATAGAATTAAACAGCTTGCCGTTTCGTAGAGGCTTTATAAAACTAGAGGGCGTAGACTTAAAAGACAATATACCTTATTCGTACAGAGTTACTTTTTTTGGCGAAATAGTAAAAATAAAAGACGCTATAGGCGAAAGCAAATTGTCTGACCTTATAGGTTTAGGCGATACTGACTACAGCTCTAGCAATATAATAACTATGTTACAAAGAGACGCGTCGCAAGGTTTTGACGAGGTAGTACCCCTTATTACGCATACACAAAGACTTTTTTACGATAGCGGCAGCTCTACGCATGGCAGCGGAAACTTAGCGCCAGGTGGCAACAAGCATGGCGTAAAATGGAATGAGTTAAAGCCAGCTATGCGCGTAAATAAAATTATAGAGGCTATAGAGAATACGTTTCCGCAACTAGAATTTACAAACGACTTTTTTAAAAATACTAACAACCCTAAATTTAACAACCTTTTTATGTGGCTGTCGCGAAAGTCTGGCGCAGTAGAAAATTTAAGTGGCGAATTTGAAACTGAAACATCTATACAGTTTCCAGCTGGTACATCGCCTGGCGGTATTTTTATTTCTAGCGGTGGCATACTTAGTTTATCTACTTCTGCTAGTTTTCAAAATGTTTTGACATGGCAATATAATTTTTTTAAAACCTCTGGCGGTAGTTACAAAGTACAAATACGCTCTTTTGGCAATACTTTAGTTTATGACAGCGGTATACAAAACGGAAATTTACAAATTAATAAGTCAGACCTAAACATACTACCAAACCAACAGATTATATTTTTACTTGCAACAGTAATAACTACCGCAACAGTAAATTTTTCAAATATAACATGGCTAGGGGAGTACCAAGCGATAGGTTCTTTTGACATTTACAATAGAAATACTGGTAGTTTAGTTACAGGGACAGAGTTTAACTTTGACTACGCAAAGCAAATGCCAGATATTACTATTATAAATTTTTTAAGTGGTCTGTTTAAATTATTTAACCTAACGGCTTTTGTGCAAGACGACGGAAAAATTAAAGTACAGCCTCTAAACGAATACTATAACGAAAACCCTACAACTAGAGACATAACAGAATTTGTAGGAATTGACAAAAGTAGCGTAGATGCAGCGCTACCCTATAGACAGGTAAAATTTGAATTTAGCGATACAAAAAGTTTTCTAGCTAACAAATTTGGCGAAATAGAAAATAAAGCCTGGGGATTAATAGCATATAATAATAGTCAAAACGACTTGACAGGCTCACTATACAAGGTAACAGCGCCATTTGGACATTTTTTATATGAAAGACTAAACGATGCAAATAACGGAAACCAGCTCGATATACAATGGGGTTTTAGCGTAGACAAAAGTCAAAACGCTATGCTACCTCAACCGCTTTTATTTTACCCTATATACCCTGGCAACGACACTCAGCAAATTTCTATAGTAGATGAAGTTGACGAAAATAACGAGCCTGTAAGCGACACTACTAGAGTACCAAAAGCTATGCCTTTTAATCATTACGCTTTAGATCCAGCAAACGGCAATTTTCAGTTAAATTTTGCACAAGAAATAAGCGAATGGACAGGCTTACAAAACTTTACTGAAACGCTATTTACTGCCTACGAAAAATACATAGTCGGCGTTTTTAACCCAAAACAAAGAATGACAAAAGTAGAGGTAATGCTACCCCTGGCGGTATTACTGTCTATACAAATGAAAGACAGAATAGTAATTGCTGGACATAATTACATAATTAACAAGCTGACTACAAACCTATCGACAGGCAAAAGCCAGCTAGAGCTATTAAACGACTATAACATAGAGGCATGATAAACTTAATTTTAGAAATGTTACAGCAAGCTAACGGCGAAACAGAAAACATACGTATCGCGCAAGGCAAAAACAAACTACCTAAAACCCTTAAAGACGGATATAAACAACTTAAAAAGCAAGGACAATGGCTGTTGAAAAAATAGGCGTAGAGTTTGAGGTAAAAAACAAAAATGCTATAAAGCAAATAAAAGAAACTAGCAAGGCTTTAGACCAGTTTAGTGATGACCTTGACAGAAACCGCGAGGGGTTAGAAGTTTTAGACAGCGTTACAGGCGGTGCGGTATCGCAATTTCAAGACTTTAGAGCTAGCTTAAAAGGTGGCGTAACAGCGGTAAAAGGTTTAGCTGGTAGTTTTAAAGCTCTTAAAGCGTCTATAATAGCTACAGGAATAGGCGCGCTAGTAGTTTCTATAGGTTTAATAGTAGCTTACTGGGACGACATCAAAAACGCTATTACTGGCGCAAACGCTGAACAAGAGGCTTTACTAGAAACACAAAAACAAAGCGTAGCGCAAAGCCAAACAGCTTTTGACGCAATAAGCGCAACAGAAAACACGCTTAAACTACAGGGCAAAAGTGAGCGCGACATACTCAATTTAAAAAAGGCTCAAACAGACGAAACTATTGCAGCTTTAGAGGCTCAACTAGAAACGCAGAAAACTATAAAAGCCGAGCAAGTCGCAACAGCCGAAAGAAACCGAAATATAACAGCTGGTTTTATAACAATGATAAGTGCGCCGCTAGTAGCCTTGTTAGCTATGGTCGACCAACTTTCGGCTGGTTTAGCATCTTTAGGAATTATCGACGAGGGTACAAACCTAGCAAAAGGTTTTGTAATGGGTACTGCGGAATTGTTATTTAACCCAGAAAAAGTAGCGCAAAAAGGCGACGAGACTATAGCCGAGACTGAAAAACAACTTACTAAGCTAAAAAACCAAAGAGACGGTTTTATACTCGCTCAACAAAAGCAAGACAAAGATGCTGCGGACAAAGACAAAGCTCAAAAAGAAAAAGACGAGGCAGACGCGCAGAAAAAGGCAGACGACGACGCAGCAAAAGCGGCGGCTGCCG